GCAACTACCGCTGTTTCAACCGCTACCGCATCAGCGCGCGTATCTGCTGCTGTTGTGCAAGCAGATTCGTCAGTATTAAACGATGTGGTTGTCGGGCGGTTCTTCAGACTGCGCAACGCAACAACCCCAGCAAACAACGGCGACTATCGAGTTACTGCTGTTTCAACTACCGGCGCAGTCACAAGAGTGTATCTTGCTGACGCATCGAGTGGCGCTGCTGCTGCGTTTACGTCAGAAGTATTCGGAGCAAGCACTGCATTTGGCGGGCGCACCATTCGTAATGGTATTACGAAAAAGTCGTTCACGCTTGAGAAAGAATTCACTGACGTCGGTTCAGCATTTCACCAGTACCCCGGCATGCGCGTTACCGCATTGTCGTTGAACTTCGAGACGCAGAACATCCTTACCGGTTCATTGGGATTCACAGGTGTCGGGCAGAACATAGCATCAGCAACGATTGCAAGCGCAACTGTATCGCCTGGTACGAACAGCGTGATGAACGCATCAGACAACGTCGGTCGTGTATGGGAAGGTGGTCAAGCAGTCGGCGGTATTTGTTTTCAATCTTTGTCGATCGACCTGAACAACAACCCGCGCGATCAAGCATGCGTAGGTAGTCGCAACCTGCAGGGCATCGGTACAGGTAAGTGCACGATCACAGGAAACATTTCTGCATACTTCGTGAACAACAACCTGATCGAGAAGTTCACCGAAGGTACGAAGTCGAACTTCAGGTTTCAGATCGACGACGCTGACGGCAACAGCTACATCGTAGACTTGCCGCGCATTACTTACACAGACTTCACGATTGCTGCAGGTGGTGGCGATCAAGACGTCATACAAGATGGCACATGGGGTGCTTCAATCGATGCTGGTGGTGCATACACCATACAGATCGATGCGCTAGACGCATAACGTAATACAACTCACCGGAGGTGATGAAGTGGATTTGAACCTTTTTGAAACAGATGCAGCGAAGTCGAAAGATGGAGTCTGGTGTCCGATTGACAACGTAACTGATATTCGTATTGCGCGGTACGGCAATCCGAAATTCAGAAGCTACCTTGAGCGAGAAATGAAACCGTACAAGCGGTTGATCGACAAGGGCGCACTGAAAGAAGAAACCGCAGACAAGATTCTAGCAGGTGCGATCGCATCGACGATTCTTGTTGATTGGCGAAACATGGAACTGAACGGCGCTCCGTTACCGTATTCGCAAGAGTCAGCATTGAAGATTCTGCTAGACCCAAAACTGCGTGACTTCAGAGACATCGTTGTTGAGCTGTCACAAGACATGCAACTGTTTAAAGAACAGGAGGTTCAAGAAGACGCGGGAAACTCGCAGACTTCGTAAAGTGGCAGCTTGAGTGGGGTGCGCATGAGAAGACTTTACGAGCGGCAGAGAAAGCACTGGGCGTTACCCCACCCGCCCTGCTTTCTCAACCCGAAGTTACTGAAGATCAGGTTATGTATTTACGGGGGTTCAATGCATTGAGCAGAACGCGCAACGTTGCGATGAACACATCGCCTATAACGTTGCAAGAGATGTCAGCGTATTGTGACTTGTTCAGTGTACATGACAGAGAGGCTTTTGTTGAAATAGTCAGTGCTATGGACATCGCGTTCTTAGACTATCGAAACAAGAAGCGCGCTGTTGAGGATGGTGCGTAATGGATGCAGGTATAGGCTTATACGCTGACGCGTCTGGTGTTGAATCAGGTACACGCAAAGCAAAGACTGCGCTCGACAACCTAGCAGCAAAGACGCGCACGGTGTCGCACAACATGTCGACATCATTCCAAGGTGTCACAAAAACATTCGACCATATCAAGAAGTCAATTTTTAGCCTGCGCGGCAGCATCGTCACTCTGTTTGCAAGTATCGGTGTCGGTCTCATAATCAGTGAGACAAGAAAGTTCGGTGCAGCAGTCGGCGAGCTGTCTGCGATAACCGGTGCAGTGGGAGCAGACCTCGACTACTTAGCAAAGAAGTCAAGAGAGTTCGGCAAGACTACAACATTAACAGCAGTCGAAGCAGCAGAAGCGTTCAAGCTGATCGCGTCTGCAAAACCTGATCTGTTGTCGAACGTGCAAGCACTTGCGCAAGTAACAGAGCAAGCGATCTTGTTAGCAGAAGCAACAGGTCAAGACCTTCCCACAGCAGCAGCGACACTAGGTACAGCGCTGAACCAGTTCGGCGCATCCGCTTCTGAAGCAGAGCGCTTTGTTAACGTACTCGCAGCAGGCGCGAAGTTCGGCGCAGCATCGGTTGCAGAAATGTCAGAAGCGCTGAAGTTTGCAGGTACAGCAGCAGCGACGTTCAATGTGTCGTTCGAAGAAACCAATGCGGTGCTGCAGTTGCTATCACGTGTTGGCATCAAAGGTGGTGAAGCAGGTACAGCAATGCGCAATATATTTCTTGCGCTTGCGAAGACCGGCGACCGCGAATTGAATCCTGCTATTGTTGGACTAGAGCAAGCGCTAAAGAACCTTGCTGCGCGACAACTCACAGTCACTGAGTTAACCGATATATTCTCTGTGCGTACGGTGGTCGCTACGAAGTCGATACTCGATATGGTGAATGAACTAGGGGGACTCACAGATAGTGTAACTGGAACGAATATTGCATTCGAGCAGCAGCAAGCAAAGGTTAATACACTCGACGGTGACTTGAAACAACTTGGGTCAGCATTCAGTGATTTGAAGATCGCGATCGGCTCGCGGTCTGAACCTGCATTGCGATCGATGACGCAAGCAATGACAGAATTCACGCGATCGATCGGCGATAACCTTCCTAAAATTACTCAATACGCGAAAGCGTTTGCGACAGTCATAGCAGGCTTTTATGCGGCAAAAGCGGTGATACCTATAATCACAGCACTAGCAGGTGCATTGGCTACGTTAGCGAGAGCAATCGGCATGGTGCTTGCTGCAATGGCAGCAGGTGGCGGTTTCGCGGCAATCATGGCAGCAGCAGGTGGTGCGACATCAGGACTGGGCGCAGCATTGGGCGCGCTGCTAACAAAGTTACTTGGCATGCCCGCAGCGTTCTTTGCTCTTGGTACAGCAATCGGCGCATACATATATGGATTCGACGAGGCGCGAAGAACTACAGGTGAGTTGCTTTTAAGCATAACTTCACTTTCTGAAGGTTACGAAAACTTTACAAAAGCAGAGTTAAGCAACGCAATACTAAAGTCGCAAGACGCGATGCAGTTACTTGGCAACGATGCGCTGCGTTCACAGCAGAATGTAAAGATGCTAGAGAAAGAATTAGCAGGTATCAAAGATACAGGGTCTGAAGAGTACTCGAAGAAGTTTAGAGAGGTAACTAACGCTCGCGCAGAATTGTCGCGCCTAACAGTCGACATGGGTAAAGCGCAAGATCGAATTATAGCACTGCAGAATAGTCTGCAGGACTTTGACAGACGCGATGAAATTAAAGCTGCAGCAGAAGCGCAAGCAGAAATGAACGCGCAGATACAACGTTCTGCTGATTTAATCGAAGACTTGAAGCAGCGCGGTCGTGGCGCACTCGATGCAGCATTTCCTGAAAGATCAGATATTCGTAGACTCGAAGACGCGAACAAAGAGATACAGTCGATCATCGACACGATCAAAAATGCGCCGAAGGTAAACGGCGAGAACCTTGTTGCGAAAGACCTTGCTAAAGAAGGCATCACAATCGACTCGCTGACAAGCGCAATGGCGCGCAACAACGCAGAGATGGTGAAAGCAAAGACGTCGAAGAAAGAACTTAGTGACGCATCGAAATTCTACGCTGACACAGAGATTCAACTACGCGAAGCAATCGAGCTTGGAACTAACGCGACGCAGTCGCAGGTGCTCGCGCTGAAATTGAAGAGAAAAGAATACAGTACCTTGACCGAAGCGCAGAAGCTGCATCTTGTGCAACTGTCGCAGATCGCTGAAGCGAACGCTGAACTTGAACGCGCAGAGAAAGCAGCAACCGCTACAATGCAAGCGCGACAAGAAGCGCTCGACGCGCAAGCGAAAGCATTGAAAGAAAACTTGTACGCAACAGAGCGTTACAAAGGTGCGGTGCAGAGTCTTAATCAACTGCTTGCTGAAGGCAAGATCAGTGCAGCCGATTGGTCGAAAGCAGTACAGAACGAAGGGCTGCGCACGAATGAAGTCGCGGTATCGATTCGATCATCGTTCGGTGAACTGTTCAAAGACCTTGCAGAAAAACCGACGTCAGTGTTTGAAGCATTCGATACGATGGCGACGAATATCTCGAACCGTATTACAGACCTGATCGCTGAAGACCTCGGCAATCAACTGTTCGATTCTATCTTCGATCCTAAACCCGGTGACACTGCTGGCGATATGCTCGCAGGTTTGTTCGGTGGCAAGAAGGTCGCGATTGACGCAGGTACGCCCGCGCTGAAAGAAGTGCAGAAGGTATTTGTCGTCAACCAAAGAAACGACGCGTTCGCGGGTCCGCCAACAAAAGAAGGTGTGTACCCCGGGCCAGCGAACACATCAGTCGCAGAACTCGCAAGCGCGTCTGCGCAAACTGCGAGTCAAGCAGCAGCGACGTCAGCAGAAGCAGCGAAGACAGCGACGTCAACCATAGCAGCGATCGAAGGTGATTCGTCAGCAGACGAACTCGCAATCGCGGTCAAGGTTGGTCAAGCAAGCACTGCGATGCCTGTATCAATAACCGGTCAACCGATACGCGTCATCATTGTTGGCGGAAGTGCAGGTGATTCAGTCGCAGAGTTAGCGGTCGCAGCATCAGTCGACGCAGGTGGTGCAACCGGTCTAGGTTCATACGCGATCGATCGTACACCGACATCAGCGAGCCTACTAGGCGAAGCAGACGCGAAGATCACGCAAGACTTAACCGACGCGCTCGAAACCAGTTCAGGGCAGTTCTTCAAAGACACGACCAGAAGTGCAGACGACATGATACAGAATGTCGACAAGAACTTTGAAGAAGTTACCGATAACATAGATGTAGGCATGAACTCTGTGGTCGATGGACTCAACAGCAAGATTGCCGGT